TGATCCTGTCGTTGGTAATCCTTATAATACGTTTGTCGAGTTTAGATCCAGAAAGCCCGGTATGGCTAATGTGGATTGGGGGGATGGAATAAAGGAGCAGTTTCCTATGACCAAGGTTCAAGGGCGGGATGATTATTGTATTATATTCCGTTCTTTGGCAATACAACATAGGAAAAATCCCAATACTACGTGGTGGTTCAGGAAGGAGGATGGATCGCAATACGTACCTGTGGATAATCACGCTTACGCTGATGGGAGGAGGGACGTGCAACGGGCTGTGTCGATAGATTTTACTTGTGATATTTATTATGCCAATATCCAAGCTTGCAAGATGACATCTTTCCCGATTGTGGATATACCAGGACTTGAGTTTTTGGCCGTATCCCATACGATGTATGTTAATGACGGTATACCTGTAGACAAGTTGTCAAGATCCAAAAAGTTAATTTATATCGATCTTCAAAATGCAGGGCAAAGAATGACCGTAATTCCTGAGGCTATAACCAATAAGACAGAGGTATATTATTTATATATGTTTAATATGCTTGATCTTAGGGATATAGAATCTAGCGGGATAAGGAATATAAAGAATATGAAAAATCTTGAAACCCTTGACTTGTCTTCATGTTATTTGGATAGGTATATAAAGGAGTTTAATGACCTTCCTAAACTTAAGACGTTAAATATAACTCCTGGCCCCAGTGATATGTGGAATTATTTTGATATAAATACCCTTCCTTTTTTCGAGGTAGATAAGATAAATCCTAATATTACTGATTTTGCTTTTTTAAATGACTGGAAGAATGGAGAAAGGAGGACGGGTTGGAATGATGATAATATGTCTGGAAGGGGATTGGAACATCTTACTAGTTTAGGTGCAACTCATAGCAATAGTCTTAGAATGGATAAGCTTCCGGATTATATTTATGAGATGAGGGCTATTACATGGTTTAACGTGAATGCATCCACTCATAGCCAAAAAAGATCAGATGATTTCGTGAACTCTTTCTACGACCTTGTTGTAGGATGGGATCAGATTACTATGACATCTGTAGCCAAGGACGGGAGAAGGAATCAGTTTTACGGTCTTAGTGTATCTATGTACAACAGTACTTATCCTTACGAGAACCAGCGTCCTACGGGGCAGGAACAGGCTCCGGAGGGGTTCGTGAAAGGCCAGTCCAACGGATCTCCCGCTACGCCTATGGAGAAAATATATGTATTAAAAAATAATTACGCCCAGAAATGGACGATAAAGCCAGCTTGAAATGAATAGAAATGATATTGTAAAAGAATTAGGTTCGTATTTTGACATAGTAGAATTGGTATGTCCCCATACATACAATAAGTGGAAGGACAGATCGTGGCAGTTTCTCGATACCGCCTTTCTTCATAACCTTCTTATATTGCGTAGGGATATAATCAAACAGCCTATGTATTGTAATAACTGGGATAAGCAAGGACAGTTTTCCCAGCGTGGTCTTAGATGCAACATCTGCCAGATCGTGAAGGATAAGAAAGATGTTTATCTATCCGCTCATGTGTTGGGTAAGGCTGGGGATTTCGATGTCAAGTCGATGACGGCGGAACAGGCTAGAGGCTTGATCTTGGATCATCAAGATATGTTACCATATCCTTTCCGGCTTGAAGGGAAGGTGGGTTGGTTACATTTTGACAGCCTTGATACGAGGAACGGTATACACGCCGTGGTGTTTTAGGTACTTAACGGTATAGTGGTTAACTTTGCGTATAGGGTATAAAATGAAAGACAAAGACATGATAGAGCGAGTGGGGGCTTTATGGAATATAGCGCTTGCGTATGGTGCCTCTTGCTGGGCTTACTTCCAGCCAGTGCATCATTTATTGACCGTATTACTTATAGTATTAATAGCGAATTTTTTGGCTAGGTTAGCGCAAAGCGTAAGGGGCTGGAAGCTCCGTAGAAGCCGTAGGAGGAGGTTTAGTTTCAAGAGATGGCTTAGGGAGGTCAGGTTCACTGATATTCTTAAGGAGTTCGCTTTGTCTTGTTTTATAGTAATGACATTATGTGTTATATATAAGACGTTATACCCGATCGAGGAGGAGGCTAGCATGATACTTGCCGTTACCAAATATGGGGTGTATATAGCCCTTGTTGGATATGTGATGCTTTTCCTGAATACGATAGGGGATGCTTTCGCTGACGCTTATCTGGTTAAGGTGTTCAAGGCTGTATTCAAGAGGATAAACGTATTCAAGATGTTTGGCTTCTCTAAAAACATACCTGACGAGATGTTTGACGATATAAAGAAGATTGCTGATGATAAGGTTAAGGATAAGTCTTAAGGCTGTTTTTTGTTTAGGTCTGTCGCTATTCCTGTCCTCTTGTGGAAGCAGGAGGCAGGTTAGCGACACGTCTATAGATAATCGTTTGATAAGCAGGATAGAGACGATGATAGATGAGGTCATGGACCGGAAGATCGTAGAGATCAGGACATCTGATCTTAATGCCGATATCGTTATAACTGAGAGGAAGTTCGATACGGACAAGGATGTTGATCCTGCCACGGGGGAACGGCCGGTGTCCTCGCAGACAGATACCCATATCGTCATTGGCCGGCGGGACAGCACGGTGACAGCCGATTCCCTTGGAGTTAATAAGACAAGGAATGATATAAAGGATCTGGATAATAAGACAAATATCAAATCCAAGGACGTAGATGATAAGAAGGAATCAAGATGGCCTATAGTGTGGATAGTAGCTGGTATCTTGATGATATTGTTGGTATTGGTGTATATATTGAAAAAGATAAAGGTTTTATGAGAAGAAGAATGTTGAATAATGGAAGTGATGGTCTTGTTGATCAACGCACAAGATTCTTGATGAGATTTGACAATGATTTTAAGGTTGATGGATACCCCCCCCTAATATCGAGGATGGTTTAGAGATCAAGGGAGGAGAGTTTGTTACCGATTCTATAAGAACTGGATATAAATACACAAATACGTCTAATTCTTATGGGATGATTAATACATCTAGTACATTGTCACCTGATCTATTTGGTGATGGAGATCCATTTACCATTGATTTTTGGTATAAACCATTAGTCGTTATTAACGCTTGTTCTGTTGGCCATGAATGGTATAATGGTATTTTTTATTTTGGTATAGCTGGTGATGCTGGTGATTTAGGTTTGTTTTTTGCTACTCGAAGAGGAGCGCATGGAGGTAAAGCATCTGATGCTATTATTGGTAGGTGGTATCATATAGCTATGGTTAGGGTTAATTATACATTACATGGTTTTGTCGATGGCAAACGGTCTGTTTCATTCCCATGCTCTAATATTTCATTGAGATATGGTAATATAGATTTTAATAGACAAAGGGATGGTAGTAATAGGGCGTCTTTTGTAATAGATAATTTTAGGATAAGTGATGTAGCTAGATGGACGTCTGATTTTGATCCTCCTAAATAAAAAGGGACTATGATCTCTCACCGTCCCTTATCTAATTAGTTTTTAAAGAATATGCAAATAGCATAGAGGTCAGTCCCTGATTCGAACCGGGGTGTATGGTTTTGCAGACCACCGACTAAACCAACTCATCCAACCGACCGTGACGCGAATATAAAGATTTTATTTGACCAGATGACTTAATTAACCATCTTTTTAACTAACAACTTCCCTTAAAGCCAAATAGTTCTTATTTAACTTCTGGAACCGTAGAGATAATTGTATAGACAAGTATTGTTTTTAGGTGACTCTTGCTGGAAGCCAATAAACAAGGTGGCGGCGTCATGGCGTGGGGCTGGTGGTTGCCTCCCATGGCCGGCCAGGAGCGGAGCGACTCACGACCAACCCTGCCGATTCCCTTTGGCACTTCACGCTTTAGCGCAGAAAAGAAGTAAACATATAGGATCATTATGTTTAAAGATAGTAGTCATCTGCCAAATAAGATCGAATGTAAGGATATAGTAAATATCTCAATAATACAATCATAAAGAGTCTTGAGTGGGATTATTAAGATCTTTATCTGCCAACATACTACTCATTTTTAAATTAATGTTTTTTGGATGTCTACTTTAGATAATAAAAGGCGTTAGCTAACATCATTTCATTAATAGGGTTATTAATTAGAAATTGGTAAGAATTAAATAAAGGAATGCTTTATAATGAGATTTGCTTCAGAAAGAGGCGAAGCTTCTTATTACACATGTCACAAAATGGACAACTGTGTTTCAGCAAGTTATGTTATTAATGAAATAATAATGGTGATATATGGGAAAATTAATTCATCTTATTCTTTTAAAGGTCTTATATTTTGCTTATATTTGAAGTGGACAAAATATGAACAATATGAATTTCGACTTGAATTATATAAGGAAATGCTCTTCTATGATAAAGGAATTTCCGGTGTATACCGAGGCTGAGAAGAAGCAGGTAGATGAGGGGCGTACTTGCATTAAGCTATCTAAAGGTCAGCCTATATATCCGCGTAATTTCAAGAAACGTAGAGATACTTTCGCTGGCGCTGATTATACCACGGCTAATCCTAGGAACATCAGTCCTGATAATATTTATATACCTCCCTACTTTAGGCTTAAGCCATTATTATGGCTATTATCATCAACTTTGATAGAGCTATAGTGTTTGGTGATTATATACAACTTTACACCACAAATGTACCGAATTATTTTTATATATAAATAATAATCTATATATTTGTGCCATGAGATTGGTCGAACAACATATAATCAAACAAAGCTCAATATATTACAATGAGCTTACCGATTTGTTGCATAAGTGTAAAAACTTATACAACAAAGGATTGTATGTTGTTAGACAACATTACTTTCAATATAAGAATGATAATACCGTTAAATACAAATACCTCAACTACTATTCTCTTGAAAAGAAGCTAAGAACAGAAGATGATGCAGACTATAGAGCATTACCAGCACCAGTAGCCCAACAGGTACTTATGATGGTTGATCGGAATTTCAAATCCTTTTTCAATCTTCTTAACAAGAAAAACAGAGGTGAATACTCTGAGAAAGTAAGAATACCTAAGTATCTTGATAAAGACGGAATGTTTATGGCTGTTTTTCCGACAACGGCTTTTTCTCAGAAATGGATAAAACAGGGTATTGTTAAGTTACCGAAACAATTTTCTTTCACTACAAGAACCAACAAACATGATGTCCAACAACTTAGATTTATACCTAAAAACGGATATATTATGCTTGAGATTGTGTATAATAAGAAAGAGAAAGATCTTATGCCCGATAACGGTAATTACCTTGGTATTGATCTTGGACTTAACAATTTAGCGTCTTGTGTATCAAATACCGGTTCTTGTTTTATTATCAACGGTAAACCTTTAAAATCTATCAACCAGTATTATAATAAAAGACTAGCATATTTAAAATCTAAATTAAAAGGCAATAAACAAGTATCAAGACAAATAAGATCGTTAACCAACAAAAGGAATAACAAGATCAAGGATTATCTGCATAAAGCCAGTAGGGTATTGATTAATCACGTAGTCTCCAATGGCATTAATACGATCGTAATCGGTCATAACAGATGCTGGAAATCAGAGATCAATATCGGAAAACGGAACAATCAGAACTTTGTATCTATCCCTTTTAATATGTTTATCTCAATGATATCATATAAAGCTACACTTGATGGGATCAATGTTAAGATCGTTGAGGAATCCTATACCTCAAAATGTAGTTTCTTGGATAACGAGAAGATTTGTAAGCATAAGGAATATACTGGAAGACGTATCAAACGAGGATCGTTCAAGACATCTTCAGGCAGTATTATTAACGCCGATATCAATGGTGCATTTAACATTATCAGAAAATCGGCAAAAGAAGCCTTCGATGTAAGTATCTTACCAGAAGGTAGAGGGTTTTGGTGGAACCCGGTACGGATTTCCGTATAAATATATACTATTTTACACTTATATAATCACATTTAGCTATGTCTATGGCTATCAATGGAGGTATAATTCTAAGCGAGCAGGATCTTCTTGATGCTCTTATCTTATAGCCTCGTTTGTTTTATCGATCAAATTAGTATCTTTGTGAAAAAGATATTAAGATGAATCAGATCAATATCATACCGAAGATAATTCATGATAAGTTTGCCGCTAGGATTATCATGGATGATTACGATATAGAGAAGCCTATCGTAATTACTGTCGTAGCTAGGCGTAACGATGGTGAGTATAATACCCAGATATTGACATACCCGACATCGGGAGTCGATTATGAGGGTAATGTAAGGATGGTGTTTTTTGATGTCGCTAGGTCTCATGTTTGTCAGATAACATCGGTATTTATCAACGGTCATGAGGTTAAGACATATTATACCGATGTCCCGGATCTTGATATGCAGGCTCGTTATGACGATAGCTTATGCCGGTACGATAAGAAGGTTAATATGAATGATATTCGGCTGTCATTTCAGGTGCTAGAGACACGTGATCCAAAGGTATTGCAGGTATTGGATGAGTCCGAGTGGGGGCTACTGGAGGACAGGAAGGCGATCATCGAGATCACTACGCCGGGCATGTCCGACCCCGTTACGTTGTTCCTTGGCAAGAATCAGGTCAATACCTTTACTAGCCTAACATTAGGCCTCAATTGTTTTAATTACGATGATTGTAATGTAAAGTACCTTGATCTACCTGATGGTATATATGATATCAAGATCATAGGTAGCCCTTCTACTTACAACTTCAGTCGCAAGTATCTTAAGACGGATCTTATACGCAGACGTCTTGATCGGCTATGGATTAAGACTGATATCCTATGCGAGGACAAGGATAAGGATCTTATAAATAAGATACAGGAGATGGAGACGCTTATGGCTGTAGCGGAGGCTAACGTCAGGTTGGATAATATAGAGGCGGCTCATGAGATCATTGATCGTGTCGGAGAGCTTCTTGAGATGGCTACTAATTGCGTGGATTGTTGAACATAAAAATATTTAGTCGTGGGTTGTAATACTTGTAAGGAAAAGGCGTTAAAGGCCGAGAGGGAAAGAATTGAGAGAAGCATGATGAATCGTGTTTCTTCCACCGTTATTAGTGATAGGGAATACGCTTCTAGGAGCACCGCCGGTTGTATGGTCATGCTCGATCCGTTGAAGACCATGGAGCGTGACGTGGTGAGCATATACAAACAGACCCGTACCATAGGTGACGTGGGTATCGTCTATCTCAACATGCAGAAGAAGATCCGTGAGTGGATCAAGAACCTGCCATATGGATGCCCGCCTGACGAGGAGGTACAAGAAATGAGAAAGGAGATTCTGGATGGGCGCTCAGAGTATATTAAGCCTTGATAGATCGGATCTATGTAAGGCCGTGGATGAATGGTTATCTTGTCAGTGGAGTAGATACATGAGGTATCATAGGTATAGGATCGGAGACAAGCCCGATGTATCTTATTGGGGGAAGATAATTCGTCTGCAAAGGTCATTATGCGATAATGATTGCGGGTTATGCCCGGATGAGATAAGATCGTTAAAGGAACATATTAACAGGTTACTAGTATGAAAAAATACAGTTGTTCACATATAACTCCGTCCACTTGCGTGCCTTACGAGGGTGATCTCCCAGAGTGGTCAAAATATAAGGACTCTGGTGAGTGCGTTATGATCTCCGACGTGATAGAGGAGATATATGACGAGCTTACCCGTATCAGGGAGGCTATAGATGTCCGGGATCTTGGTGAGTCTTGCGTGAAGGTAAGTGGCGATAAGACCGTAGCGAAAGTTCTTTATGCTTTGGAGGATAAGATTTGTAATGGGTAATTAATGTCCTGATTTTAGGATATTAAAAATAGCCAATTGGATTGTGTTTGTCACACCAATTGGCTATTTTTGTATGTCCGCCGACTCTCACGAGGGAGCGGACATAAACTATTTAATTATTAATCTCAAAATTAGACTAAAAAATGAAGACGGTTAATGTTTTGACGAGAAAAATGGGTGATTTTAACGTTTTTCAAAGAACTAGTGATGGTTATTTCGAAGCATATGAATTAGTGAGACAATGGAACTCTTTAGAAGGTAATGAACAAAGGAAGATGGATGTATTTTTGTCATCATCTAAAACGAAGGAATTTATTGATGCGTTATTAGAGGAATTGTCTGTTGATAGTTTTGGGCAAAAATGCCCAAAAATTGATAATCAATTAGTTAAGAGATCTACTGTAAAAGAACCAGGTAAATCAGGAAGACCTAAGAAACAGGTGTGGATGCATCCATTTCTGTTTATCAAGTTCGCTATGTGGATAAATCCGAGGTTTGAGGTTCAAGTTATCAGATTTGTTCATGACCAGCTTATAGATTATAGGGATAAGGCCGGTGATGCTTATAAGAGAATGTCTTCCGCTTTATCTAAAATCGTGGACTCGTCAAGGTTTAAAGATAAAATACAGGATTTAGCTAGATCTCTGAATATAATAGTTTACGGTCTTCATGAGACTATGATAAGAAACTCTGTTGGCGAGGAGGTCAAGGCTAAAGAGTTGATGGAGCTAGAGATTGATATAGCTAAGATGATTGAATTTGGGTATATAACTACCGAGGAGCAGTTAAGGGATTATCTGTATAAGGTTTTGAGAAGCAAAAAGGCTCTTCCTTTGTAATTTGATTTTAAATTGTATCTTTGTGACAAAGTGAATCACAATGGTATACGGTAATAAAGAAATAGTTCGGACGTTCACCAGAAATAACCCGCCTGCCGGGTATGTGGGCGGTTCTGTTGACTACCGGGTCCCGGCCAACGTCTATTTTGGCGATACGCAGGAGGAGGCTGACAACAAGGCTGAAGATGATATCAAAGCCAACGGTCAGGACTACGCCAATACATATGCCGACATAATACCGGCTGTATGGTATAATGATCAGGTATGCGATGAGTTTATCAAGAATAATTGCGTAAGCGGTAAGGGATCCAAGGAGCAGGTATGTATAGAGGAAGGCAGGTTCGTCTCTTACGTATCCAAGAAAGACGCCAATGATAAGGCGATGGTGGAGCTTGGACGGATCGGGCAGGGGGAGGCCAACGCTGTTGGGGCTTGCTGCGAGGACTGGGCCTCACAGCCTTTTCGTGGCTTGTTTTACAAGAACGATTGTGAGGCTGGCACATCGGGCAAGGAAGGTATTGTATATGAATTACCAGCCGGAGCTGTCATATCCGATATCTCCCAGATAGACGCCGATACGTTAGCCTATAGGAAGTTCATGAAAGAAGGTCAGGAGAAGGCTAATGCCGAGGGTAATTGCTCACCTGTATTCTATAATACTATGATCGGTGATTGGTTCGAGAAGATATGTCCATTCGGATATAAGTCCGGTAAAGTATATTACTCTATCAAAGCCAACAGGTTCAGGTCATGGATATCGGTTGAGGATGCCAACGCCAAGGCTCGTGAGGTCTTGATGGTAGAGGGACAGGAGTACGCTGACCTTAATCTTGAATGCGAGAAATGGATTGAGAATATCGATCAAGAAGATCAGTGTTATTGGTGATAATGCGTTTGTGTTTTCCATAATGTTAGATTAGTGTTTTGGAGGTAGAGGCTTATGGTCTCTACCTCTTATTGTTTCATACGTCTTGTTGTCTTATAATCAAACCAAATAAGTATCTTTGCTAAAAACATTAATATTATTAATATGTGTAATACAGGTGGTTGTTGTCATGATCATTCACGGGAACGTCCCGAAGAGTGTTGTCATGGCGTTAAGATAGATAGGTTTCTTAATAAATGCCCTAACGATCCTTGTGATCCTTGCGATCGGGATTGTCAGGACGAACCTTGTGTTGGTTATGGATGTCCTATAACCTTGTATGATAAATGCGTCTTGTACTCAGGCGATGAGTTGGTGGTGGATGGTATAGAGAAAGGTACTGATATCTCTGTCGTTATAGACTCATTGAGGCGTATTATAGCGTCTAGGGATAAGCAGATAGATTTATACCATCGTGAGGTTCTGGATTTGAAGAGGATTATAAACGAGCTTGTCAACGCCGGTGGTAGCGGCGGGGATAACGATACGGAAGAGGAGACGTGGTAATGAATGGTTGCAACAAAAAACAATACAGGCCTACTGTAGACGATACGAAAGTACCGTGCTCTACGTACATGAGTACCGATTGTATTTACCCCGGTGATAAGGTACGTGTGGAATCATTGGGATTATCCCCTAATTGCGATATGTCCGATACCCTTAACGCTATGATAAAAGCCATACGGGATAGGGATGCCGAGATACTTGAATTAAGAAGAATGATCAATAAATTGATTTGATATGAGAAATAATTGTAATCCATGTAAGCCGGAATATAGACCGGGGAACGAATGTAGTATCTACAGCTCCCAGATCATATATGACGGTCAGTCGTTTCCTGAGGCAGATATCAGGAACGGTGATGGCATGAATAACGTAATCGAGTCTCTGGTAAGGAAGCTGGTCGCCGTATCTGGCGCCACGGCGTCCATCCAGCGTGACTCGTTCAAGGGCGTTCAAGCTGTCAGATTAAGATACGAGCCGTTAGTCGTGCTCAGCGTTACCTATTGTGGCACTATTGTCCCCAATGACGGGTATGTCGTTTCTGGCAGGTCCGTTAAGTTTAAAAAGAAATATTGCATGGGTGATGAGTTCACTGATGTTAATATCGTATATACTACATTGAATAGTAATATTTTAAATACCTCATGTTATGGCTAAAAGAGTGTACGATACGGTCTTGGCTTCCGAGTGCGACGGCTGGGTATGTGGTGAGACCCTCAAGAAGGGATCTCTCCCCGTAGACAGGTTAGAACTTGATTCTTTTTCAGAGGCTGTCAGGGAGCTTATAGAACGGTTTTTCGAGGAGGGATGGTTGCCGGATATGATCTGTGATCTTGGTTGTGGAGGCGCCAGCGTGTTTGAGATTAAGCCTACTAACTTCGAGTATCCTCCTGAGGGTGGCGAGCAGATTCTGGAGATTATCGTAGGTAAGAGTGATAAATGGACTATAACTCAAGCGGAATGATATGAATAATTTAAAAGATATTCTTGCTAAGATCGAGCAAGGTTCCTCATGGGTGTCCTACGACAAGATTTCCGGTACCGGACCAGACAAGGTCGCTATTAAGGTAGAGCCGGGATGGATGGGTAGGTTGCCTAGGGAGACTTACGTGGCGGTCGAGAAAGGCAAGGTTACGAAGCTCGCTACTATAACCCAGAAGGGTATAGAGCGGGTAAGCGTGGATCCTACCAGTGTCATGTTCGACATGGAGGGCGGGACGGCGACCATCAACGCCAAGCTCAACTCCGCCTCGGTCAAGGCCTCCTGTCTTACCCTTGGTGGCTCGGTGAGCAAGTCCTATATAGTCTCCATGAACGTGAATGGCTTATCCATGAAGGTTCCGGAAGAGGATAGCAGATATATAGTGTATGCCGATCCTGAGGATCCCGGAGCCACTGATTTGTATGAGGCTAGCTTTGTCATAGCTATGCCTAAGAATATGGATAACGAACAGCATCATGAGATGTTTGTCTTGAACGGTAAGGTTGTTAATATCAATCAGCAGCCTAATGATATACCTTATATCATACTTGATCATGACTTCGATAACGTGACTAGCGAGAACGGTCAGGTTGTCATCGATATCAAGTCCAATACCGAGTATGATATCGAGCTGGTATGTTGCACTTGCGGTGATGGTAGTGAGCCGGAACCGGAACCACCCTTCAACGTGGATCCGCAAAGGTTGACGCTTAATAAGGATGGTGATACCCAAATCGTGAGGGTAGAGGCCGGAGATGATGTTTCATGGAGAATAACTGAAGGATAATATGGCAAGGGAAATAGATAAGAATTGTGTCGAGGGTAATTGCTTTGCCATTAACGACAAGAGCCATGGGGTAGGCGATAATAAGCTCAATATCGTATACAAGGCTAATTATACCGGTCAGATCTGTACGGCTAAGTTCCGTATAACGTCAAAGGACGGTAATATTGTCAAGGAGTATATGATAGCCCAAGACGCCAAACCCGTTTATTATAATATCAAGATGGTTCAGCCGTTCACCAAGGACGACTGTCTGGCCAACCAACATGGATCGGTGGTGTTGTATACGGTCGAGGAAAGGACTTACAAGTCGTTTATCTCGCAGGAGGACGCAGACGCCAAGGCTATGGAGGATATAGCCCTGAACGGTCAGAAATACGCCAACGAGCATGGTGAGTGTATAACCGATATCTGGTATAACGAGGAGCAGAGAAAGACGTTTATACGTAATAATTGCGATAAGTTCAGTGACGGTCAGGAATATGTTTATATCATTCCTGAGGGCAAGTACGTATCTTCCATCTCTCAGGAGGACGCCGATAGGAAGGCTCTTGAGGATATTGAGAAGAACGGTCAACAACAAGCCAATTTGGAGGGTGAGTGTAAGCCTAAGGAGAATATCTATTATGGTAAGTTTAGCAAGACCTTTACCCGTAACAATTGTGATTCCACCCAATACGGTACGGATGTGGTTGTTAACGAGACGATGGTTACAGGAGACTTCAGATCCATCGTATCTCAGGAAGACGCTAATAGCCTAGCAAGGGCTGCTGTCGAGGCTCAAGGCCAGGATATAGCGAATATCAAGGGTAACTGTGAGAAGATACCGGTATTTACCGGATCGTACTCCAAGGTATTCCAGAGAACCAACTGCCCTGAGGGTTCTACTCCTGTTGACTTCACTGTGGACGAGAAGATGTGTTCTGGATATCCGTTCACTTCTACGGTATCGCAGGATGCCGCCAACAAGCTGGCGCAGGACGCTGTCGAGGCGCAAGGTCAGGCTATCACCAACGAGCGTGGCGACTGTCAGACTAACGTCTACTATAACGTAAGGATGGAGAAGACAGTTACGAGAAATAATTGCGACGAGTTCCATATCGGTCAACCTTATACTTATGTTGTAGCCGCTGGTAAGTACTTCTCTATTATCTCTCAGGAGGATGCTGACAATAAGGCTAAGGCCGATCTTGAGGCTAACGCCCAGCAACAAGCCAACCTAGAAGGTGAGTGTAAGGAGAAGACGATCTACTACGGTAGGTATAATAAGGAGTTCACTCGTAATAACTGTGATGAGACCCAATACGGCACCAAGGTTGTCGTGGATGAGACTATGGTGACAGGAGATTTCAGGTCTACCGTATCTCAGGAAGACGCCAACAATAAGGCTAAGGTCGCCGTCGAGGCTCAAGGTCAGGATGTGGCTAACGTGAAAGGTAAGTGCGAGAAGGTGCCTGTATATACCGGTACTTATACACGTACGTTTACCCGTAACAATTGTGGTGCTGGCACTGGTGGTACTTATACGGTAAATGATAGGATGGTTGACGGTTATCCGTTCACGTCTACCGTATCTCAGGAGGATGCCAACAACAAGGCTAAGGCCGCCGTTGACGCCCAAGGACAGGCCCTTGCCAATATCCACGCCCTTTGTACGTACACCGGCCGTGCTTCCTTGGAGTTCACGAGAAACAACTGTGGTGAGTGTAAGATCGGATCTAAGGTGACGATCACCCAAGATATGGTAGAAGGACACCCATTCCAGTCTAACGACTCCCAGACCGCCGCTGACGCTATGGCTATGACCGCCGTACAGGCTCAAGGACAGGCTTTGGCTAACACCAAGGGTACTTGCTCTAACGCCACTATGTATACCGGCAAGGCTAGCTTCGAGTTCACGAAGAGCAATTGTGGCGCTAATCAGGTAGGAAATCCGTTCACCGTGACACAAGATATGGTGGAAGGTCATCCGTTCCAGTCTTGTGTATCACAGGATGAGGCTAACTTAGTCGCTATGGCCGCTGTCATGAATCAAGGTCAGAAGATCGCCGATGAGCGTGGTACTTGCCATGAGGCTCCTAAGTACACCGGCCATTATAGCGAGGCGTTCGAGAAGAACAACTGTCCGTCTGGTCTTATCCCGTCTTCAGTTACCGTTACTGAGGCTGACGTGACCGGAGGTCCGTTCTACTCATACGAGAGCCAGTTCGCCGCCGATGAGCTTGCCAAGGCCGCTGTCAAGGCGCAAGGTCAGGCTATAGCCAACGATCGTGGTACTTGCGACGAACTGAAGATATATGTAGGTAATTATAGCAAGGAGTTCACTCCTAAGTGTCCTACTTGTCAGTATGCAGATCCTATCACCGTAACCCCGGATCTTATGGGTCAGTTCTTTACCTCAACCCGTTCTCAGGAAGAGGCAGACGCTTTGGCTAAGGCCTATATCGACAGAATGGGTCAGGCGTTCGTCAACAAGAACTATGATGATACGTGCCATACGAAGACCGAGCAACCGGTATGGGAGACTATAGAGACCGTATGTAAGGACTGTATCTCTCAATTACATCAACGTAACACCAATACCTGTTATACTGATCCTGATAATCAAGAGCGGTATATAGCTGGTGGTAATAATACATGTTTCTGGTTTGGTACGGCATCCAAGGCCTTTACCCGTCAATGTGCGGATGGTGGAGTTGGAAGCTCTGTTACCGTAACTCAGAATGATGTTACGGATCCAAGTCCTAGCTCTGATGGTAAGTTTAAGTCATGTGTATCCCAAGCTGACGCTAACGCCAAGGCATTGGCCGCCGTGAACTCTCAGGGTCAGGCCGTGGCTAACTCGAAGGGTACTTGTACGTGGACAGGAAGCTATACCGGACAGGTTAGGAAGAACAATTGCGCTGACGGCGGCGTGGGCGACATGGTATCCGTAAGTAGCAGCAAGCTTCCGGGACACCCGTACACCTCCACCGTTTCCTTGGCTGACGCCAACAAGAAGGCTGAGAACGCGGTTCGTGGATCTGATGGTCAGGCTTACGCCAATAAGAATGGAGGATGTACATGGACTTACGTGGCAAGCCGTGACTTCTATAAGAACAATTGCGCCGGAAGCGGGGTTGGTCAGAGAATAACAGTGACCTCTACGCAGGTTAACGGCGGTACGCCTATCACCAGCAAGGTTTCTTTGGCTGATGCCAGAAGCAAGGCCGAGCATATCTTAGACCAGAAGGGACAGGATTACGCTAACCAACATGGAACTTGTGTATGGACCGGTACTGGAAGCGCTACATTTTATAAGGATAATTGTGGTACATGTAAACATGGTGTCGCTCTATCCGTTCCTTATAGCGCCTTAGGGTTGTCAGCGTTGACATCTACCGTATCTCAGGCGGATGCCGACAGCAAGGTTCAAAACGCTTTCAAGAATGATACGGCGACTAAGACCGCCGCTCAAGCTTACGCTAACAAGAATGGTGATTGCGCCGACGATGATGATACTCCTGCTTATGGTAATTGGAGTTATTATTGCGACGGGTGTACCTATCGTAAGAAAAGGAGTCAAACCAATCCTTGTTCCTCTGCTTCTGATCAAGACGAGGTGGTTGAGTATGATTCCAGATCTTGTGGATGCGGGTGTGATAATACATATCATATGGATAATAGCAGGTGTAATAATGGTAATAGCGAGGAGCATTATTCTAGCGAGTGCGATCCTATAGGATATTGGCAGAATGGTGGTAAACATTGCTGTAATCCACATGACTACACTGTCTATACCAATGAGGTATGTAAGGGATGTTCGGGCGAATGCGGTGATGTATGTGTTCCTGATAGCCCTATTAAGGTGGTTAGCGCTGGTGAATTTTGTGCTTCTTCATCGAATCTGGCTAGTGAACAAGCTTATAACAAGTATAAAGAGTACAAGGATGCATTACAAAATTTAGTTGATGCTAGGATATGTCCTTCTAAGGTTGGCAATGATGACCGATGGGGAAATGTCAAGGCTACGAACTGTCCTAGCAACTGTACTCCTAAGACTATCAGTTATAAGCAAATCGCTGGTAAATATGAGGCTTGTACCAAGGATGAGGCAAACAGGATAGCCGACAGCAACCTACAGTCAGACGGTATCTCTTACGCCAATGGATTAGCTCAGGCCGATAGATGCGATTGCCCACAAACGTGGAGCGCTAATGTAGTAACGGGACCCAAGAATTGTTCATCATCCAGTCAATTAATAAGTACTGTACCATATACATTATTATACACAAATCCATGTGGATCGTCAAAATCCGTAACAGTGGAGGTAGGAGGAAGACCTAACGATATAGTAGGTGATGTATCGGCTAGCAGAACTGTGACTGTTCCATCTGGGAGCGGAAGCATTTCAGGAAGGCTTTCATTGCCACAAGATTGTTTATGTAGTTCGGCTTATGCTATTGGTTATGGTAGTGGTAATTGTTGATAAGATGGGATATATAACAAAAAGAGAGGCTAATTAACCTCTCTTTTTTGTATATACATCACTAACATTGCCCGCCAGTAGTGCAAGCCGCATGCGCCGTTCCCGGCTTTATTCCTGCTTGAAAACACATTCTACCATTAGTAGATCCGTTACCTGTACCAATTGTAACTGTAGTGCTGGTAGTCATTTCCATACCTGTGGAGGTGTTCGCCTCGGCTCCTCCTGTTACTGTTATGGTTTTATTAGAATTACATGGGTTACTATACTCTACGGTAAAGTCAATGCAACTTCCACTTTCACTATAATCCACTACATTAGCGCTCCACGTTTGTGGGCAATCGCACTCTGTTGTATTGATGAAGCCTATATCTAGACGGTAAACATATCAAATGAATCTAAGATCTCTTTTCTTGGTATGATTAAGTATCCTACTGATATGCCTTGTACTAAAACCTGTTTTGTCTTTTATCTTATCATAGATATAACCTTTGGATACGTAAGCTGACATATCTCCTAGATCTTTTATAATCTTGTCATACATATCATGCACCTCATTATATCTTATGATAGAGCTATCTCTCATCCCTCTTTCGCCTATACCGTCAACTATGGCGTCATTGAAACCAAAGAAATTGATTATTGATCTTATTAGATTCATGTTATTGAATTTTTTGTGTTTTCTTATTAATATCCATATCCGGGTTCTCATCCGTAGGGATCTGCAATTTGGTTACAGTTTCCCTTAATGTTTCGGAAACCACATATTCAAGAAGTTTGTCTGGGCATATGAAATCATAATCCCATTGAGATGTACATGGCTTATCTTTTTCAGCTCCACATCCCCCTAGCTCTAACGCCGCTTTTCTGTCGAGAGTTATAAGATCAACATTTATAGCCTCTATGTTAATATCTGGTATATAGATATATCCATCATTGACATAATAATAGTATTGATCTATATTCCCGTATTTACGTTCCTTGTTGTTAGCGTATTTTCTTAACGATATAGGAGTAAATATAATATCATCCATGATATTCGATACCTTTATAATAGCCGGCCCTATACGGGTGTATATCATATCGGGAAGACTTTTCTTGGATCTCATAAGAATCCGGCATAACTTGAACTCATCAAAACAGCAATCAACCTTCCGAACTCTCTCCATCTCCAGACAATTGATATGGGTATATAGCGATTCCTCGCCGAACAAAGTCCCATCAGCGTACTTCTGGGCTATATATGATCGAGCCTTCTGCCTACCTATGGACAATATCCATCTTCTACTGACATGAGCGTCCTTATTGATGGAGTTCATGTCATTTATGATCCTAGATACAAACTCTGAATTTTTCATGTAGCGAAATATTAAGGAGGGGATATACCCCTCCGGTTATTACTTTTTCTTCTTAACCTTGCCCCCACATTTCAGTTGAGGTTTCTTTTTCTCGGAGACCTTGCCTCCATTAGCCATTTTCTTTTTCTTATTGCAAGCCATAACTTAATGTATTAATATTAACGATACAATATTAATGATTTTATTTAATAGATAAACAATGCGCATTGAATAAGCTAAATTCACATCGAGTCAGACGGTATCTCTTACGCCAATGGATTAGCTCAGGCCGATAGATGCGATTGCACGCAAGTGAAATGTAATATGAGCGTATGGGTATCCATAGATGAAACGTATTCCTCTCCTCCAGGGGCTAAGTTCACCCTCCATTGGAGCGGTAATGACGCTTGCTCTAGCTTCAGTCAAGGAGGAACTGTTAGACTATATTGTTCTAATGTATCTGATAACTATTCTGCGCATACTACCATATCGGGTAAGTCGGGAAGTTGGTCTAGTACC